GTAATATCGAGCTGCGCGCGCGCGAGCACGTCGAGATCGGCGTCGTTGTCGAGCGCCGACGAGAGCGCCGAGCCCGTCGTCGTCAACGAATTGAGCTCCGTCGAAAGGATCGTGACCGGATTCCCGGCGCGATCCGCGAGCCACTTTCCCATAGGTCGACCCTCGAGTGATTACGGCGTTTCCGCCGTCGGTGCCGGCGTGTCTTCGATCCGTGTTGCGGTGACTGACGTCGTCACGATCCCTTCGCTCTCACCCTCGAGCAGCTTCGCCGCGAGCGCGGCGCCGAGCCCTTTCGGCCCGTCGTGCTCGACCGTGTTCGTCGACTCGCCGCCGCTCGGATGCTTTTGCGTGAAGCTGATTTGATACCGTGCCATGAGAGAACCCTCTTCCGTTGTGGTGTCCTACGTCCGGAGTACCCGGAGCCCGATCGTGCACTGCTTAATATCCGTCGCGCTATTGACCCACGCGCGGAGTATATCGCCGACGGCAAGATCCGGATCCCATCCGGTGAGCGTCGCGTCTTCGGATTTGTTGTCCGCGACAATCTCGAGCGGCGCCGATGCGACGATCGAATCTCCGGAGACGGGATGCGTCGCGCCGGCGTCGAATTCGGCGAACGTGCACCGATAGAGATCGACCTCGAGATCGCCGTCTTCGTTCGCCAGCATCGAGGCGTAAACGATCGTCCCCGGTATGTCACACGGCGGCAGATCGACCCAAAAGCCGGCCGTAATGTCGTTGACGCCGTCGCCGATCACGATCGGGATCGTATAGTGCTCGACGTTCAAGAGCGCGCGCTGCGCGTCGGCGTCGGCGGCCGTGAGCATATCCCGGCCGGCCGTCGTCGAGTCGGTGATCCCGGTCGAGAGCACGGTCCCGCCGCCGAACTGCGCCCAATTGACGGCCGTCACGCCGAGCGTCCCGCCGGCATTCACCGTCGAGAGCCAGAACGTATCCGCATTCGCCGTCCCGATCTCGACGACCACGAAGGCGGCGACGAGCTCCGTCCATGCGTCGGCGTCCGTCGACCTCGAGGCGGCGCCGCTCACCGGGACGACGTATATCCCGTTCTCGAGCGCGGACGCCTGATCTTTGACGAGCACGCGATCGCCGGTGACGAGTGTCACGCCGTCGATCGTATCGCCGTTCTCGAGATCCGTCGCGATCGCGATCGGCGCCGTCGTCGCGACACGGACGCTCGCCTTCTGATCGAGCCCGGCGATCGCGGCATCGAGTAGCGCCTGAATCCCGAGCGTCGTCCGCATCGCGGCGGCGTCGGCGTCGTCGAGCAGCGTCCGCGCGAAGGCCGAGAGATCCGTTAAGGCGGCCGCGCTCGAGCTCGTGTAATACGCGAGTTTATCCGCCGCCGGCGTGAGTGCGCGCAAGGCGAGGATCGCGGCCGCGAGGTTCGCCGCGGCCGCCTGCACGCGTCGATCGACGATCGCCGTGATCTCGCCGCCGACGGTTGTTATCTCGTACATCGCGAGCGCGTCCGGCGTGAAGCCGCCGACGTCGACGCTCACGACGCCGGCGTGCGTACGCTCGAGATAATTCGTGTCGTCGTCCGTGAGTGCGATCGGCCCCCAGTCCGAGCCCGGCGTCGTGACGCCGTTCTCGTCGACGATCGGGCCGCCGAAGCCGGAGACGTTGAGCGTCGGCCACGTCGCCGCGCTGGCCGGCCATCCCGAGAGATCGATCCGCCAGTGCGGACTTAGGGACGCGTCGAGCGTGCGCGCCTGCGCGCTCGCTTCCGCCGCGACATTCTCGCCGAGCGTCGCGTCGGCGTATATCCCGTTAATCGGAAGCTGAATCGGCGGCATTTTTTAGAGAGTCCCCATGATATAAGTCCCATAGTAACCCCATCCGGTGCCGCCGAGCGCGATCAAAGAGGCGAGATCGACAAACTCGAGGACCGGCTTCGTCGGATCGTCCGGATCGGGAATGACGAGCGGGACGTACTGCTTCGATGCCCAATCGGCCGGGATCCGGACACCGATAAGGCGAATATCGATCTCGAGCTGCTGCGCCGTACCGGGAACGGAATCGTCCCGGACGTATGCAACCTTGCTCCGGATCGTGATCGGCGGCGTCACGGTGCCGCTCCCGTGTACTGCAGGCCCGGTACGGTAAGGTGCGTCGCGGCGCCGCCGACGGCCGGCGCCGAGCCCGTAGAGAAAGCGTCATCGGTCCCGTCGAATTGGAACCAAGGCGCCGAGCTCTCGAGCTTTTGCCCCGCCGGTGCGTCCGCGGATCCCGCGAGATCGAGCACGAGCTGATCGCCGGCCTGCACGTCGATCGAGGCGCCGGCGAAAGAAATATCTTGCTCGACGAGCGACGTCCCGGCGATCGCCGCGGACACAAACGTGCCGATCGTCCCGACGTCAACATCGCCCGTCGAGCGCCAGACCCATAAGCGCCCGGTCACGTGCCCTTCGGCGTACCGCGTCGACGCAGCCATCGCGGCCGCGATCCGGAGCTGATACGTCCACGCCGGCACCGTCTGCGCGGCCAGCGGCGCCCCGTACACTCGAGCGAAGCCACCGCTCGCGCGCTTCGAATCGTAATCCGTCTCCGGCTTCGCGATCCGTGCGCTCGAGCCCTTCGTCGACGAGAAGATGAGCATCGGCGGCGCCGGATCCGTGATAACAATCGCCGAGAGCGCGGCCGTCCATGAGCCGTACCCGACGCCGTAGCAGCTCGCGCCGGAGCAATCGCTGCCGAGCTCGAAACCGATCGTCACCGATCCGCTCGCGCCGGCCGGCAGCCGGAAGCGCATCGTCGCCCAAGGCGCCGAGCCGTCCCATCCCATTCCGTACTCTGCGACCCTCGCCGACATACACCGCGTGCCGAAGGATCCCGAGATCGTAATCATCGCCCATACCGGGCAGGCGCAAAGATCCGACGGGCCGCATTGCGTCGGCCCCCACGTGCCCGAGCACTGCCCCGGAAAGCCGACGACGGTCCACGTCCCGCCTTGCTTGCGGAACTTCATCCGGACCTCTGCGCCGACGCCGCACGGATCCGTCGCCGCCGGGAGCGTGAAGGACCGGCTAAACCCCTGCGAGGCGTTGAAGCAATTCAAGAGGATGATCCCGGCGCGTGCGATCGCGCCGTTTGATTCGTCGTCCGTGATTCCAGTCCATCCCCCGAGCCCGCTCCCGCCGACGCCCGGCGTCCATCCCGCCGACGCCGGATCACTCGTGAGGACGAATTGCTGCAGGACATTGGCGTATTGCAGATCCTCGCGCACGACGCCGAGCGTCTCGAGGCTATTCACGCCGAAGCGGTCGATCCATCCGCCGTCATACTTCGCGAGGCACGAGTGCGCCGACGGCGCCGCGTGCCGGACGTACAACGTCTCCGGCGGGAGCGTGACGTTCTGCTGCAATTCGAATTGCAGCGTCACGAGATCGAGCCGCGGCGAGGCGGATCCGTCGCCGCCGTACGCCTGCACGGCCCAATACACGTCCGCGCCGGCGGCCGCGACAAAGAATCCGCCGCCGACTTGAATCCCGACGGTGCCGATCGATACCTGCGCCGGCCCGGTGAGCCCGGCGCTTACGAAGGTTCCCGGTGCGCCCGTCAGGGAATAGAAGACTTGCATCCTCGAGCTCGAGGCGCCGGCCTCGAGGACGTCGACCGTGAGGCGGACGTAGTTGTACGCCGCTGCGTTGTACTTCGTCCGCTTGAACGCCAGCGTGTACGGATCGAGCGCGGCGCCTTGCTGATACAGTGTCACCGGCCCGAAGCCGGCGAGCAGGGAAATAGCTTCGCCGGCGACGATCGAGCGCGTCGGCGCCGGCGTCTCGTCGCCATCGTCGACGGTCGAATTCTGATACCCGGCGAGCTCTTTCGGCGGCCGGTTGTAATAATCGAGCGGCGGCGGGAGTCGCGGCGACGTCATACGAAGCCCGGCCAGAGGATCGAATTCGACACGACCAGAACGCTACCCGCGGCGTCCTTCGCCGCAAGGCGATAGTAGCCCGGCCCGATGCCCGGCCCGGCGTGCCACTGATCGCCGGCGAGCTGGCCGGATTCGTATTGATCGACCCACGGATCGATAATGCCGTCGTCGTCCGATCGCTGAATCGCGCACGTGCGCGCGCCCGACGTCACGCAGATAAAGCCCATGACGAGCGACGCGATCCCGATCGAGAGCGTCGGCGCGCGCAGATACTCGACACCGGGCTCCGGATTCCACGTCGGCGGCTCGAGCGCTCCCTGCGACGGCGGCAATCCCTGCCCGGCGAAGTACGCCGGCGTCGAGTACGCGAGGACGGCGTCCGCCGCATCCTCGAGGCGCATCCGATACCACTTCGGCAGAATGTTGAAGTCGGAAATCACCGTCGAGACGATCGACGTCGTCGCAAACTCGACGAAGTGAATCCCGTCCGGCGCGTACTCGAAAACGATATGATCGGCCGTCGGATGCCCGGTGACGAGCCACATTAGCGCAACCTTGTAGAGCCCGAGCCCGGAGTCCCACACGAGTTTAGGCGCCTGCCCGTCCCACGTGAACGTAGACGGGATCGCAATCCCGCCGGCGTGCCGGCGATGCTTCCCGCTGACGCCGTTATTCCAGATGAAAACCTCGTAATTGTACGGCGTCTGCGGGTTTATGAACGTGTCACTAAACGCCCGCGGCGACGTGTCCGCATCGATGAAGAGCTGAAAAATGTCGACGCCGTCCCGCCGGATGAAGATAAAATTCCCGCCGCCGGGATCGATCGCGCCCGGCGTGACGTCGAGAATATTCACGTCGAGGACTGAGGACACGGCGAAGGATGCGATCACGCCGTCGATCGGCGTCGGCGTCGGATCGATCGCCTGCACGGCCGGCGGCGTCCAATCCGGCCCTTTGATGCCCGTCCGGCCGAAGCCGCACGCGCGGATCTTGCGCCAGCGGAACGGACGCGTCGCGATCCCGACGACCGTCTGCCAGTCCGGGAACTTCGTTTTCGGCGTCTTCGTTTTCACGACGTCCGAAAAGATGACGCCGGCCGTGTGGATCCCTTCCTGCCGGAAGAGCCGAAGCGCGCTCGAGTTATTCGCAATATCCGGCGCCGGCGTCGCGGCGCTGTCGCCCTCTTCGGCCCAAAACTCGACATACTCCGTATTCTTTTCGAAGACGACGCCGATCCATACCATGCCGTCTCCGGTGACGCCGCCGCCGTGCGATTCCTCGCCGAGCAGGAAGGTGAAGATCGGCGCCGGCACGCCGGCGGCGTTCCCCGGCCCGCTGCCGTGCATGTTGATCCACGTCCGGTACGCGCCGGCCGGCTTCCCGCGTGTCTGTATCGTCGAGTCGCCGTGCCCTTTGGCGAAGCGGTGCGTCATCGCGACGATCGCGTACGTCTGATCGTCGGAATAGTGCACGTCGTTCGCTGCAAACTCGAGCAGATCGCCGAGCTGCAGCGGCCAGAGATGAAACGTCTCGATCGCGTGATCGGCGAACGGCGTCGCGAGATCCTCGATCACATAATCGATCATCGCCTGCGCTTCGACGGCTGTATTGATGTTGCTCGTATGCGCTTCGCCGATCTCGATATACCGGCGCCCGAAGGTGCCGATCGAGGCGGGATCCGACGCCGTGACTTCGGCCGTCGTGCCGGCCGATGTGACGTACTTCAGGCGGCCGAAGTTGCGTACCTCGTCGTCGCCGATCTGTAAGTCGGTGACTTTCGAATACTCATCCGCGGTGATCTGTATCCCGTTTGTGAGGTTCACGAAGACGGGATTCCGCTCCGGCGCAAAGAGCGTGAGCACCGGAAGCACGCCGGCGCCGGCGTACCGATACCGGAGATCCCATCCGATCTGCAGCGCGAGCGCGCGGATCGCTTCGAAGACCGGGACGCGTGCCTGCTCGTACGGCTCGAGGAACCAATTCGGGATGACGGGAACCGAGAGCGTGATCGCGCCGAGCCCGTTGTCGTCGAGGATCTGCTGAATGACGAGATCGAGCCGGACGCCGGCCGTCGAGCCGTATTCCCGCAGCTCTTCGATGATCGCGTCGGCGAGGCGCGCGCCGAGATCCCGGAGCCCGACCTCGATCGTATGCTCTGGCCCCCATTGCGGCTTCCCGAGAATGCCGTCGAAGATCTTCCGCCAGAGCGCCGACACGTCGGCCGGCCGGCCGGTCCCGTTCGCGATCGGCGCGAGCCAGATCCGGACGCCGCGGCCCGGATGGATGACCGGCGAATACGCGAGCAGATCGTCGACGTTGAGCGGCGACGTCGCCATGAACGGCGCGAGCGAGAGCAATTGCGAGCCGTCGTGCGCTTCCCGCTTGAGCCGGAGCGTCCCGCCGGCGACGGGTTGATCGATCGAGTCCGTGAGCGTGACCTCGTCGACCCAATCGAGGCCGCCGACGGGATCATCGGAGTAATTGACCCACGTCCCGGATTCGTTTTGAATCTCGACCCGGAGATGATACTCGATCGACTGGCCGCCGATCGTCGCCCGTTCCGGCGCCGTGATCGTCCGCATGCGGGACTAAGCTCGCTCGAGCGTGAGCTGCACCGTGCGGCGGAAGTCGGCCGTCTCGCTCGCGTCTTTGATGAAGTCGGAGCTATTGAGCGTGACGAGGTAATTCCCGGACGTGATCGCGTCGCCGGAGCAGCTCACGATCCCGCCCGTCGCCGCGGCGGCCGTGCGCAGCGTCGCGGCCGCCGACTGCGTGATCGGCCCGACGGTGAAGCGGTAGCGCTCTTTATTCGCCTGACGGCTCGAGCGCATGAGGCCCGAGAATGAGCGCTTCGCCTCGCCGATGTATTCGCCCTCTTCCTGCGTCGCGCCGGCGACGAGGATCTCGAGCGTGATTCCTGCGACCACGAGAAAAGGCATCGCTGATCCCTATATATCGAGCATGGATGACGGACGCGCCGTGAGGCCGTGATTCCGTGCTTTCGTCTTCAGCTCATACTTAATCGCGTCGACGAGCTCCGCGGCCGGCCGCTCTCGAGCGTCGACGTTGAGCTGCTCGATGATGAAGACGTCGCCGCCGGCGGAGATGTTCTGATCCTGCACGGTGTCGAGCGACTGCCGCCCGGTGAGCGTGAGTGCGCCCGGCTTGATCTTGTCGATCTCGATCGAGTCGAAGGTGCCGGCGATCGAGTCGACGGTGCGTGCGAGTGTCGCCTCGAAGCGCGCCCGCTCGAGCTTGAATCCCTGCGGCACGTTCAAGAGTGACGCCGTGACTTCGTTCGCCGCTTTCGCGAGTCCGTCGAGGCCCGACTCGACGAGCTCGATTATCTGTATGAGCTCGTCGCGGCCGAAAAGTGCATCGAAGTCGCCGGAGAGGCTCGCGACGTTGTCGAGTAGCGTCCGCGTGAGTAACCGCAGCGCGGCCTCGACTTGCCCGGCATTGTTCGGATCGATGCTCCCGAAAAACTTATCGAAGATCGCCGGCGCGAGTGTCTGCAGTTGCGCGATCCCCTGCTGAATGGTCCGCTGTGCCGTTGCTTCGAAGTCGAAGACGTTCGCCTCGAGCTCCATCCGCTGCCGCGTATCGTCTAGCGTGTTACTCCATTCCGTGAGCCGCCGGATATTTAGCTCGATCTTGTCCGCGAGCAGCCCAAAGGCTTCCGGGATGATCCGGCCGGCCGAGTCAAAGAGCGTGACGTTAAGCTCGTCGGCGATCGCCGACACTTCCGCAAGCGACGTCCCGAACTCCCGCAGGACGCCGCCGAGAATGTTCTGCGTGAAAGATCGGCCGTCCGTTTCTCGCTGAATATCTGCGAGCCGCTCGATGAGCTGCTGCACGCTCGTAAAGCCGGCGCCGATCGTGCCCCCGCGGCTCGGATCCAATGGGCCGCGGAGCGCTGTAAGCGCCGTCCGGAAGTCGCCGATCGCGCCGGTAAATCCCCCTACCTCGATGCGGAGCCTCTCGAGGTTCCGATTGTTTTCGCGCTGGATCTCCGTCTGCTCGCGCACTACCTGACGCAGCTTTTCATTGTCCGACTGTATCGCGGTGACGATGGAATTCACGATAGAAAGGCCGGCGCCGGCGGCGCCGAGCGCGGACGCTGCGACCGTCACCGCGGAGCCCGTGCCCGCGCGGAGATCCTTCTGCGCCTGCGCCAGATCGACGAGTGCATCGGTGAGATTGACGGCGCTCTGCAGCGTGCGGCGAATGTTCTCGTCGACGCTCCGCATCGCGTCCGCGAGGCCCAAGATCGCCCGGCCGATGCCCGTCGCCGCGCGCGCAAAATTCATGAGCTTGTCGAGCCGCGACGTCGTGCTCGAGAGCGTCGCCTGCAGCTTGCCGGCGGCTTCGTTGATCGCCGCGATCGCGAGCGCCTGATCGTCCGCTTTGATATTCGTCGAGTCAAGCGAGCGCGCGAGGCCGCCGAGCGCGTTCCGCACGGTATCGATCGCGGCCGCGTACTGCTGCTCCGCACTGATGATCTCGTGCCGATCGCCGCCGAGCCGCGCGAGGTTGAGCCGGTTCTGCGCGGCGACGGCCTGATCTACGGCCCGGTTGAATATGTCGAGGCCGGCCGGCTCGATCTTAATCGGCAGGCTCCCGAGTTGCTGCGCGAGGCGATCGCGGAGCGTGTCGAAACGGACCTTCCCGATTGCTGCAGCCATCTCCGCCGGCAGCCGTTGCGCGAGCCGCTGCATCGAGGACGACGCGAGCGACGTATCGATGATCGGCTGCACGGTGATCTTAGGAATGAGCCCGGAATCCTTCGCCGTGAGCGCTTCGGTGAGCTTTTTTACTTCCGCTTCGGCGAGCTGCCGGATCTCGCGCGTCGACGTATCGATCCGGACGCGCAGCTTTATCTCCGGCAGCTCGAGCAGATCGGCGAGGATCTTCCGGAGCCGGAGCGCTTCCTCGCCGAAAGGATCCTTCAGGCCGCGGAGCTTCCGCTGCGTCTCGTCGAAGAGGACGCGCAGCCGATCGACGACCCGGTGCACGTGTTCTCCCTGCTTCTGCATGATCCGAAACGTCTCGATCACACGAGATACGCCGTCGGCGAATTTCTTTAGCTCATCCTCTGCCGACGGCTTAATGATCGGCGTCGCATCGGCGCCGGCGGCGTTCCGGACTTCGATCATCGCGTTAAGCGCTTTCTGAACGCTCGTGATCCGCCGCTCGAGCGTCACGAGCTCGTCGGAATCGCCCGGCGCGACGCCGCCGCCGCGCGCGGCCGCTTCGATATTCGCGCGCAGTCGACGCGCTTCGGCGTTCATGCGCGTAAGATCCCGGAGCGAGTCCTCGATCCGTGTCGTGAGCTCTTTCGGATCCATCTTCTCGAGGCCGGTCCGGAGCTTCTCCGCTTCCTTCCGTGTCTCTTCGACTCCCTTCCGCCACTTGAAAAAGACGGCGGCCGCGATCCCGATCGCCGTTGCGATGATGCCGATCGGCCCGAGTAGCGTCCGCCATGCGCCCGCGATCGCAAGCTGCAGAAAGGCGAACGCATCCCGCAGCGACCGGATCGCCGGGATGAGCGAGAGCAGGCCGGCGAGCGCCGTCCCGGCGGCGAGCCGGCCGAGCGCTCCGATCGCGAGATTGATCGCCTTCACGAGCACGCCGGCGCCGATCACGAAGGCAAACGTCTCAACGGCCGCCCGGTGATTATCGAAGGCGTTCCCGAGCGCGTTTATCATCTCGACGAGCTTTTTCGTCGCGCCCGTCGCCGCGTCCGTCTCCCCGATAAAGCGCTGCACGCTATTCCGGAGCTGCGTCAAGGCGCCGCCGACGGTTGTCGGGAGCCGGCCGGCCTGCGCGGCGATCGCGTCGCCCGACTCGAGGATCGCGCGCGCGACTTGCTCGACCGAGATCTTTCCCTCGCTCGAGAGCTTCCGAAACTCGCCGATCGTCAGGCCGAGCGACTCGGCCATTTTGCCGAAGAGTAGGGATGCGTTTTCCGAGACGCTCCGCAGCTCATCGCCGGCGAACTTGCCAGAGCCAAAGGCCTGCGCGAGCTGCCGGATCGTCGAGGACACTTCCGACGCGCTGCGCCCCTCGATCGCGAGTGCCTGCGTGACGGTGCGCGTGATCTTGACAAGATCCCGGCTCGAGAGCCCGAGCTGCTTCTGCGATTGCGCAAGGCGCGTGTAGAGCGTCGCCGTCGATTCAAACTCCGCGCGCGATTCCTGCGCGATCGCGAAGAGCTCCCGCTGCACTCGGCGTAACTCTTCGGTCGATCGCGTGACGATCCCGAGCCGTGCCTCGACTTGCTTCCACGCGTCGGCGTAATTCACGACCTCACGGAATGAGATCCCGACGCCGAGTGCCGCGAGCAGGCGGCCGATCGAGAGCGCGCTCGAGTTTACGCGCGCGTTCATCTGCGTGACGTTCGTCGAAAACTGCGTGACGGCGCGCGTCGAGGCGTTGAGCGCGTTTATCAGGCCGGTAGGATCACCACCGATGCCGACTTGCAGCCCTGCGACTGTCGTCATCGGCGGCGTCCTCGTGTAGCCCGTCCGGGAGTCCGTCGGCCTTGCCCGCTCCCCGTCGTATTGGCTTCGCGCTCTTTCTCGCGTTTATCCTTGAGCGCGAAATACGTTTCGTACTCGGCGATCTCTTCCCGCGGCCACTTTTCGACCTTCGAAATTCGTTTCTTGAAGACGTCGACCGCGAGCGCGAGCATGAGCTCCCGGAGCGGCCGACCTTCTAGTTTTTTACCGCGTCCTCGCGCTTCATGACGCCGGAGAGCTTCGAAGCGGCATCGAAGAGCCGCGACAAGGCGCCGGCGTTTTTCTGTGCGAGCTGGCCGACGTCGCTCGCATCGAAGACGAGCCCGCCGTTCTCGTCGACGACGACCTTCACGAGCAACTTTGCGCGCGCGTTCCGCATATCCGTTTTCGTGACACCGTCGGCGCCCGTCTTGCTGACGGCCATCTCGAACTCTTCCCACTCGGCGCCCGTCAGGCTCCGAATGCGGACTTCGGGAATCTGCCCGTCCTCTTCCCACTCCGGGACCGGGATCCACTCATACCGGACGTCCGCCCGCTTCAGGAAGGAATCTTTCCGGAGCAGTCGAAGCGGTGCCTTCGGCGTGCTGGCCGGCGTCTCGCCGGCGTCTGGCGTGCCGGCGGCCGTGCCGTCGGTGTCTGGCGTGTCGGACATTGCTCGAGCGTACTCCAAGGCGTGAGGAACGGGCAGGCGGCCGGCATCGGAAGTGACGCCGGCCGCTTCGATCGTGCAGCGACTACGGCAGCGGACCCGAGCCGACGATCACGGCGTCGTCGATCGCGGCGACTTCGTACGTGAGCGTCTGCAGGCCTTCCGGCGTGCGGCTGCCGGAGCGCGTGCCGATACGGACGTTCTGCGTGTACCCGTCGGAACCGCCTTCCCATAAGACTTTGATTCCGACCGTGGAATCGGCCAGCTCCGCCGTCCGGATGATGACTTGCCCCGGATCCGTGAGGATGAGGAAGCCGCCCATCGAGTACGTGATCTCGCGCGAGCCTACCGTCTGGTAGTCCGTCGCCCGGCCGAACATCGGCCAGCTCTGACGCTCACGGTTAATCTGATCGTCCCACTGATTGATACCGTCGACGAGCACATACGCGTCCGGCGACTGCGCCGTATCGAGCACGTAGAGCTCGAAATCTTTCCCAAGGACCGGATCCGGCATAAGAGCGCGCTCCGTTGTTCCACTGCGGCGTTACGGCCGGCGCGCCCTTGGAGCGCGGCCCGTTGTTTTGTCCTGCGTCAATCTGTCGCCGGCGAGTCCGCGGCGCCACTTCCGACACTACTCGCGGCCGCGGCAGCCGCTTGAATCTCGTCGACCGGCTTCCGGCCGAACATTGGGACGCCTGCGTTCCGGAGCTTCTCCGGGATCGGTTCC